CCCATGAGGGACGATCTAAGGCCCAGTCCGTGCGATGAACTATCGCATACGAATGGACTGAGCATTTAATCTCCCCGGGACCTTGCGGTCCACCTCCCAACCTGGATAAGAGCTACCCAGGATGAAGTCCATGTCACCATGGACTATCCGTTATACGGCGGAGGCCCACCTCAGCTTGATGTTGACGGCATGAGGACGTCCGGAACGCTCCAAATGTCTCTCATCAAACGACGGCTGGTTGCCGCGCTTAAGAAAGAATTTGAGCAGAGCGCCAGGACCCTCCAATGGATCTGAAGGAATCCGAGATGAAATGACATAACCCTTGACTAAGGGGTTATGCAAATCAGCACCAGTTCTCTTGGACTGGAAGCCCAAGAAACTGTGACGACCTAACACGGGAGAAGATTCCAACACTACAGGAAAGTGACGAATCACATCCTTGATGTAGGAATCTAGCCATTGACACGTACTCCAGTAACCAGCTCGATAGAGCTGATTACGAAGAGATACAATGCCAATGACCCCCGTAGCGTCCCTCCGATGTGTAGGGAACTTATGTCTGACGCGGACAATACTAACGTCCTCGCCAGCATAATATTCCTTACCGCAAGACTCTCTGAACCTTCCGGACCAGAAAGACTTGCCCGAGTTAACTACAGACCCGAAAGCCTGTAGCACTCGCACAACGGAGTGCACATAGTCTACAGGGACAATGATGTCGTCCCCGTAGACACGCACCTTATCGCGGAACTCATGAAGAGTCCTGCGATCAAGGGGTGTGCCAAGCTCTCTTTCAATCCCAAGGAATATCAATGTTGTAAAAACCATTGCTTCCATGGGAAAGCAGAGAGCTGATCCCATCGACGCGAACTTGGCAAGACGAACTGTCTTGCCTTGCACGTCAGCCTTCCGGGACCGTGATGCATCAACAGCCTCATGCAAGTGAGGATGGTTGCGCAACATGGCCCGTACATGCTGATTCGAAACGCGATCGGAAGCCTCGCTCAGATCGAGCGTGGCGAGTTCCCCTTTCAGGGAACCTTCTCTGGCCATACGCTGGTTAGGCGTTTGGTCATCGAAGCCGATCACTGTGGAAAGGAAGTCATCCCTTCCCAGTGAGTCGAGTAACCGCTCTAGAACTGCTTGCTGTGCATATTGCATAGCGGAGGGTTCCATTGCGATTATTCTCGGCGTTTTGAGCGTCTTAGGTACCGTAATAACCTTAGCGGGTATTTCGGCACCAGGATCCAGGATGTCGATCTCGTCCAACTGGTCGTAATAACGCCAGTTGGGAAGAAGGAATTCCCCTGAAGGGAAAACTTTCTCCAAACGAGAGGTCCAGGTACGTTGGTTCCACTTCGCATTTCCACGAAGTCGATCCGCAGTAGCACCGGGCCCATGTTTCGGCAAAACATCACCATAGTAGACATCTCTGTCTACACGGGTGAATACTGCCGAGAACAATAATGACGACACACGCATGAAATCGGCAAGATCTGCCTCTTTCATATTGTTGTCGGCATTACGAACATCCTGTTCGCACTTGATGTACCCTGATATAGCTCGCTCAACGCGTGCATCACTGCACTCGAGAGCGATCTTGCCGAACATCAGCGTTAGCTGACGTAGAGCAAGAATTGCATCTATATCGGGTTCATCAAGCAGCACACCACTAGAACGGTCAAACACACGTTCGAGGAAACCCTGTAACATTACAGGGAGACCTGCCCGCCACTTGAACGAAGTGACGGAACTGCGAACGACCTGACCACAGTCGAGCCATGTTTCGATGGCTTTACCGTAATCAGGTAGGGTTATCGTCAGAAACGATAACCCCTCATGTTTGCACCGACGATGGACGGTTTTTACGTCCATGGTGGCGCACGTGCAACATCTACTAGCGGATTCCTCCGCTAGCTTCCTCCAGAGCATCATCAGGCTTTTCAAAGTGCCTCCTGATAGAGGTTAACTTTCCTTAGCCAATGATGTTTACCATCTGACATAGGCTACTCCGGCCACAGACCCCCTAAGAACATTAGGAAGTCCGTGACCAGATGTAGCAAACTAAGTGGGTTAGCGCCCACCTAGCCGTCAGATGACCGTTGACTGGTATCCTCATTCGCCATTTCCTGAAATACGATGAGCAGCAATGCCTCACCGTACGTCAGGGGGAGCTTCATTTTGGCCTGAACCATACGGTCCAGACCAGCCTGAAGCTCATTAGCGTTGAAAGAGACCTTCTCTACTGGCAACGAATCGTCAGTAGGGTCGGGCTCAATGGGAATACCGAGCAACTCTGCCTTCGCCTCGCGATACTCGCGGGAATTTCTGTCTAGATACTCTAGATCAGAAAGAGTCATGTGTTATGACTCACCCCCGAGGAGCTTGGTGATTAGCAGATCCGAAGAAGCAGTGAACGCGGTCTTGAAACCCGTGTACACCGCCAACGCCTCGGCGTTCGAATACCCTGCAACAGGAATGTCAAAGACGATGTAGTTACTCATCGACACTTTGACGTTCTGCGCAGGGATAAACGGATCCGAGGTGATCTTCGAATGGTCTACCCTGAGAACTCGACGAGTCCGCCTCCCGTAGGAGTTGGACCCAACGAGATCTATAAGCCCATCAGCACTCTGGTAGGTACTCGTCCCCTGTCCCGTACTTGTACGGGGAAGAGGAGTTGTAACTCCAGAGATAGTGATGGACTGTGGGTCGGCAAATGCCATTAGCGTGCTCCGATCGACTCAGGTATTAATTGAGTCATTTGGTGTTTTGGTAGTACAACTACCGACGGCCCTTGGTAAGTCCAAGAGCTGCCGCAATGGACGCTTGGAACGAAGACAAACCGTCCCAAGTGAGCCCAAACCCAAAGGGGTTAGCCTTGATCCTTTTCTTACTCTCTGTAACGAAAGTAAGGGGACCAAGCCCAGAAGACTTGTCTAATAGACCAGTCTTACTGAGTATATAGCTATGTTTCACGATGGTATGTTCCATCATGTAGCCATATGGCATAACCAGACCACCGGTTGCGAACTTCTGGAGATTATGTATAACATCTCCAGTGTTCGAAAACCAGTCAACGGCCCAGCTCCAGGGTGTTAGCTCCCAAAGAGTATCGGGAGTCAGTGATATGCCGAACAACTTATCGGCTTTAGCGGCCAAACCTGCTATACCTTTCCGACTGCCATAGTCAGAAGGGAGATAGTAGGTAAATGCGCCACTAAACCACTGGCTTTTGGTGGTCTCCACCACCTTAACCAACACCCCGGGTGAACCTTCCGAAAACAGAGTAGACGAAGCCCCGACCATGTAGGCCGTGGAATTCGTGCTAAGTATCTGTTCGCTGGAGGTTCGTGTTTGTGGGAATTGGAATTTCCGCCGGACAACCCTGCCACTATCACGTTCATACTGAGACAAAACAGCATGAGCATGACGAATGGCGTAAGCGAATTTCTGAATATCGCTTACCATGGGTGCCCAGCCAAATTGGACGTTGAGATACTCATCTCCAGCCTTTCGGGCTGCGTCCGTTTTGGCCTTCCAAGCTCCGTGTCCTACCAAAGACGGCAAGCCGTCTTTAAGTAGTTCACCGAGAAAGGTAGCGGCATTTCCAACTGAGTTAGTGGGCTCGCAACGGGCTATTGCAGTTGCTCCCAGCTTATTAAGTGCATCATCCGAAGATGCTGCACTTGCTGGAAACAACGAATCAACAGTCCCGTATAGAAAGGCGTTCGGAACCATATGACCAGTAAACTTCCTGGGTATGGTACCGAAAAGCTTTGCTTGCATCGCACCTGGTTTAGGTACGTCGCTTACATAGCTTTTAACCGTTGAGAACGGTCCGCCTTGATCACTGAGTCCCCCCTTAGGGGGAGGCCAGTGATGCCCCTCCGAGACAGTAGTCTGTCTCCCAATCAAGTCAGTGTATCCATCTCCGAGTTTAGTATAAACACCGGGGTTTGCAGCGGTCGCGGTATCAATGCGACCGTACAAACGAACGGGCTTATACTTTCGGGTACGGATATTACTGGCTTTTGGCACAAACAGCTCCTTTGAGGAAGAAAACAGATCGATTAGATCTGTGGTGTAGATGCACTGCGTGCTAGGCCCTCTCGG